TGGGAATAAATTTGCTCTTGATGGTGTATCTCAACAAAGTCTTACTCTTTATCAAGGAAGCACATATATTTTTGACTTATCCGATTCTTCGACATCCTCGCACCCGTTCAGGTTGAGTGAGACTCAAGACGGAACTCATGCCAGTGGCTCAGCTTTTACAAACGGAGTAACGACATCTGGCACTCAAGGAAACCCTGGCGCTTACTTACAAATTGTTGTTCCTACAGGACAGACAGGCGCTGTTTATCCCTACTGCACTGTCCACGCTGGGATGGGTGGGTCAGCAGTTTATTCTTTTAATGCGCCTCCATATAACTTACCTATTTACCAAAGCACAGAATGGCGAGCAGTTCCTCCGACGATTAGCGGTTACTGGACTAATTACGATAACTACGAACAACATGCATCTGGCGTACTAACTGTTTACAACGGTTATCGTCGTCAGGCGATGATTAGTACTGCGAACGCGACAGTTCAGACAGCGTTTGGCCCGATTCCTGGTGTTAAAAGTATTGGGGCTTATACGTATTGGAACGGAGCACAGCCCTCCACACAGCTTTACAGCCCGTTTAATACTCCTTTTGGTAATGACAGCACTAATGGTTCGACAGGGGGTGCAGGAACTTACCCCCGTGGAGGCTATCCGATCCTTTACAACACAGTCGTCTCAGGAGAAAGTAGAGCTGACTGGGAGTATGCACCGCCTGTATATTGTCAAACTTTTGCATCAGCCGAGAGATCAAATGTTCCTGGAACGATGGAGAGCGTAATTAGAGGAATGTACCGAGGAAGAGCCTCTACATACGTTCCTAATTACGGTGCTGCTTATGGTGTTCTTGGAGAAGGCGTACGAGGCATGATTCGAACATTTAGTCCAGGCGTCAACAGCTCAAATCAGAAAGGTATTTAACGCTAAAAACGCAACACTTATATGCTGACTTTTATAAATCTCCTTTATGATTACAAAGTAGTTTCTACGGAACTTATCGATGTTCATCGATAATGATTTTCCGAAGATTCTCGGTGCCGAATTATATCGGCCTCACCCGGCTTATATCGTGGAAATGGCGGCTGAGCCCGTCGTTGTCCATGACTTCTCTAAACAGCCTGGTCAGACGGTCCAACTTGACCGTTACCGGTTCTTCGGAAACCCCGGCTCCAAGGAGTCCCGCGAGCGGACTGCTGAGCAGACGATCGGTACGGCCAACAGCCGGAACATCGTGAAGGACAAGGTGCTTGTCACCCTTCGCGAGTACACCGGCCCTGCGGACCCGAGCGACCCCACCCAGCCTTCTACCTTCAAGATTGCTCGGGAAACCCTGATCACCGCGCAGCGTCTGCTGCTCGATACAGGCAACCTGACCACCTTCCACCAGTCCATCGGCAGCCTGACTCTGCTCGATGACTATCGTCGTTGGCGCGATCGGGTTTTCATCAACGAACTCCTGAAAGCTGTTTCCAAGGGTCAGTCTTCTGACTCACAGGGTGGTTACTACTTCCCTGGCGACCTGGCTACCGGCGCTCTGACCTACACCAACGCCGAGCAAGCCAAATTTGACGTTAAGGACGACCTCCTCCGTGTGGTCAAGTCTCTGCGTAAGCGCAACACCCCGACCTACCAGGACGGTTTCTATCGTTGCGTTTGTGACCCCACTTTCTTGATGCACCTGCGTCAGAACAGTGACTTCCGTGAGGTGGCCCGCTACCCCGGTAACGGTCAAATCAATCCCCTCATGTCAGCTATGCAGCCTAACGCTGCTATCTACATGGGTCAGGGCTTCGGTCAAGCCAGCTTCGTGGCTGGTGAGCCGATTATGCCTACGGGATTCGTCTTCGAGGGCGTGCGATTCTTCGAATCCACCAACATGCCTTCCCAGACCCAAAACGCCACCATCGCTGGTACTACGCAGGACTACAACGCTGCGATCGGTATCTTCTTTGGCCCGCAATCTGTCGGCGTCGGCATCGGTGGCAACAACGCTCAGGTGCTTCTGAACAACAACGACGACTTTAGTCGTTTCATTCAGATGATCTGGTCGCTGTATGCAGGATTCGAACTGCTTAATGCAGACTTCGTGTCCGTTGGTTACTCTTTCGACGCTTGAGGAGGTAACTAACAATGGCAATCAACTCTAACCAGCTTCACGTTGCCAAGATCTATCCTGGCAACTACACCAACGTTCTTCGTTACTGGCACGAAGAAAAGTCAGTTCAGTATGAAAACGCTAACGGCGTTTCTACTACCCTGACCAACCAGCCCATCGGCGGCCCTGTCGGTGTTGTTTTCCAGCCTGGCTGGATCGCACAACAGGCCGTTGGTTACGTGGACATGAGCTATCAAGCTCTGGGCACGTCTAACCAGATGAGCTACTACACCAAGCCTTATGGCTCTGGTCAGAACAGCGCTGAGCAGCCTTTCCTGAACGGCAACGTCATCGTTCCTTCTCCCGACTTCCACAAGGATGTCCGGGCTGATATCACCGATGGCATTAAGGTTCCGGCTTCTGCTTACGTCTATCGCGCATCCCTGCGTCTCAGCGGTGGTGACCTCGTTAGCTCCGGCGTTGCCGGTGCCGACGCCACCCCTGAACTGACCCTCGTTCCCGCTGTGGGCGTAGGTCTGAAAGACGATGGCACTGTCGTTTCTGGTCAGTTCGGTGTCACTCTCACCGGCTCCAATAGCGCTATCGCTAACGGCAGCACCGCTTCCACCAACATCATCGACTCCAGCAGCCTGTCTGCTCTGGGTTCTGAGACTCAGTGGAAGCTCTTCACCACGACCGACCTGGGCGGCGCTTCCGCTTCTGGTCTGGCTCAGGGCTCCGGTATCTACGACCCCCGCGCTGAAGCCAACAAGCTGTCTGGTGATGACAAGGCTCTCGCAATCTGCGAAGTCTGCTGGATCATTCCCGATGAACCCCCCGAGCGTCAGGACGTTGCTCTGCAACCCGACGGTTTGGTCGAGTCTTCGACTTACACCAGCACCTCCCCTTCCTGATATCCTTAGGACGGACGAGAACAGACCTCTCCTGCGGGAGGGGTCTTTTTTTTGTGTTTATTTAATAATCAGAACTGTTAAAGATTTATAGGTGTTCTAGCCTAAATCAGACATAGTTTTAAACACTATGAATGAGGTCTCAAGTCTTTCACTTGAAAGAAAAGAGTGTGAAAAGTGCGGTGCTTGTTGGTTAAACGGACAGCACTACTGGGCCACGGGGGCAAAAGGTAACGAGAAAGACTTAGCCGGTTTAGTTTGCAATATGGCTAACAGCCCTAAGTGCATTAACCCTGAAAAAGGTTCTGAGGAAGGAGACACTTGGGAGAAACGAGCCAAATTTTTAGAGAATCTTGAAAAAGTCAAAGATCAACGCTTCGGACCTTTGTGGGACGCAGGTGTCTCAAGCGAAGATAATTAACGCATTGGCATCATCAGGCCACCAAAAGCGGGAGTACGCATCCGATTAATTCGACCCATGATCGACTGATCTTCTGCTGGAGTCAGTGCATCTTCTCTAGCTTTTTCAAGAAGCGCATCAGTAGCCTCGTGAGGACCACCGTAAGAAAGCTTACGAAGGTAGTGTTCCGGGTTGAGAAGAGGAGAGATTTTTTGTAGCCGATCAATAACTGGATCGTCCGTCTCGACTCCTAATTCAGTTGCAATTTCAAACACGTCAGGAACGAAATCCAAACCACCTGTCAAAACAGAAGCTCCTACTTCACCTAAACCAACTATTCCAGCGTTTTTCATCCGTTGACCCATATTCGGTTCGTCTGGGTTGATCAACTCCAAACCCACCCCAAAGGCGTCTCCTAGATAAGGAATAGCTTTCATAAATTTTCCAGCTACACGAAAATTTGGCATTGGTTCACTACGTATTTCACTATTTTAGAGGTATCTGGTATAAGCTACTGTCCGTATAGTGATTGTTATGACCAGCAAAATCTACACACCCAGTGGTATCAAAATCACAGTCTTGTCAGTTCATGACGACGGTGAGTACTTCATGGTTCGCTCTGACACGTCAGGCAAAGTATTTTTTGCACATAAAGACCAAGTGACGGAGGCTCTTGAAGAAGATAAAGGCTCTGACGAGGGCGTCAATCAAGGGCTTTCGCGCCGTGGGCGAAGAAAAGTTTCTCAACCAAAGGCTGAGAAGAAGGTCGTTGTCAAACCTCAGGTGCCTACTGACAACAGGATCAATCTCAATACCCTTACTGCTGAGGGGTTAACTCAGGTACTTCCTGGAGTAGGAATCAAGACCGCAAAGGAAATTATTGAACTTAAACAAGGTCTTCCTGGTGAAAAGTTTATCAAACTCGATCAACTTAAAGCTGTAAAGCGGATTGATTGGGATGAAGTCTTTGCTACTGGAGATGTGTTTGTAGAATAAAAACATATATGTTTTATAAACCGTGGCGCAGTTAACCCAAAACGAACTAGAGCAGATCCAGAGTTATCTGGCTCAACAGGGTGTAACTTTTAACGCCACAACGACCGACGCTTCCAAGCGTGAGGTCATTTACGCTGCGATTAACCAGATCACGCGTAATCCAGCGCAGGTATTTGGTTATAAATTAGATGACTACAACTTTAGTCGTGTAGCTTATCACCTCGCTTATAACATCGCTACTGTACCTGCAGGTGATTACGCGAGACTTGTAGAAGCGTGTAACAGCATTCCAAGTGAGTTCTACAACGACAAGATCGTACAACAGATCGAGCGTTGTGAGGAAGCTGAGCGTCTTACTGAACTTGCAACAGGCAAAGCAACGAGCCGCCAGGAAACGATCCTTGGTGACGTTTCACGTTCGATCAACATTCAAGATAAACGTGAAACTGCTCGTGTGTGGCGCGAGAACTACATGTATGAGTGTGATCGTTTAGCTCAAATGCTTTACGTCCCTAACTATCGGGATCCTGTTGCTTCTCGTTATCGTTTTGAGCGTTCAGGTGGTGAGTTCATCCAGGCAATTCCTGGTCCTCCTGACGTGTCACGCTCTGACAGAATTTATTTTAGAGATAATTGGCGCTAAACTTATTTTAGAAAAGCGCTTACTTGACTGTGTCTAAGGCAAAACAGAGTGCAGAGTTACTTCGGCGTATCCAACAAGGAAATCTATTTGGACCCCTTGGCAACATGCTTAGGGAAAGTAATGTGCCCGGTGCAAGGGAATTAGGAGATATTCTTGTTGATTATTCAGCAGGTGGCTCCAAGGCAGCAGAAAAGACACGATCTGCGGTTCGTGCAACTCAACCCACTCGCATCGGTGAACAAGTTCGCGAGTCAGGCGGCATCACAATGGGCCAACGCTCAGTTCCGACTCGTGCAGATTTAGGCGCTGCTCCTGAGCCTGAGTTTCCTGTTCCCGCAGGTTCACCCGCGATTCGTCGACTTCAGCAGCTCCGCCGTGAAATTGGTCCGATGCAGGGACCTCGTGAGTCGACTTCTGCAGATTACATTTTCCAACCAGCAATCCGTGGTATGCGGAACCCTGCTGGTACGGTTGCTCCTGGCACGATGTTCTCTTCTACCGGAAGAGTTACCGAACCGGGTACAAGAATCGGTGGCCGGATGATGGCCGGTGAGTATCCGAGTTCTCCTCGTCGGACAGTTGTTCGTGAGACTGAAGTTGAGGTTTCTCCTGGTCAAGGAGAACTTCCTCTCGACTTCCGGTCTAATCGTGAGGTCATGAGCGAAGTTGAGCGCATGACTGCTCCCGGCATGGGTGGTCGGAAAAGTAAAGACACATCAGGAGTAATTACAGAATTTGATCCAAGTGCATTAGTTAGGTCACCTGGCGGACGAGTAAGCGCTAACGACATTTTCCGCATGCGAGCACAGCAGGACCCAATGCGTCCTCAAGGTGTGCAGATGATGGATCTCAATGATATTGAGTTCACCATGGATCCGCGTCAGGCGCGTAATACTGGCCTTGTGGGTGCTGGTGCTCTAACTGTGGGACTAGGAGAGATTCTTCGTAATCGTATTAACAATGCTTCTGTACCTGAAGGTGAAATGCCTTCGACAGGAGAAATGTACGGACCACCTGTCCCAGATTATGACGCAACTCCCGTAGAACCTAGTATCCAACCCCCAGCACTGACCCCTGA